ATAGAATTTTTCAAATAAAAAAACAGCCCGCCGAACGCTCCGACAGGCTGAGAAAGGAATGCAGTGAACATGAAACACTGCACTCATAGTATATCATGATTTTATTTAATAGCCAACCACTCTCGTTATAAAAATCGCATTTTCTGCTGAATATACTGAACCGTTGCTTTTCAGAGTGATCTGGTAATTTTGACTGAATGTGATCATTGACCCAGACACACTAACAAGAGCGAACTTTGCATAGTCATAATTTGCAATATAATGAATCGTACCTAAATGCACAAGTTTTCCGTTTGGACTGAATACCTTCACACTGCCACAAGCATTATCACCAGACGATCTGTAAAAGATTTCAAGATAAGTATAATTTTCCGCACTGTCTGACAATGTGACAGTTCCTGCTGTTCCATTTGCGCTGCTGTAAAGCACATTACCACTAATGCAAACGCCATTGACTTCAAGGCTGTTATCGAACTTTGGAAAGCAATTCACACCAAAGCTGTATTTCTTGATGTCGAAATAAGCAATCGGAATCCCCTTCGGAAGAATAAGATTGTAGGTTGTATTACCTAGCTTATCTGTAATATTAACCTGAACATTCCATTCAAACTCGTTATCGGCTGTAAAATTTGCATCAGCATTATCCTGAATTGTCGTGTAAGTACTGAATGTGCTGTTTACAACCTTCTTTGTGCGGTACTTAATCGTTACCTCATTTTTTCCACCTATTGATGAATAATTCGCATTGACATTCAAGATGGTTTCTGAATAATAATTGCTCTTTCGGTTCAGCTTGATGATTGCGCTTGGCAATATCCAGTCGTACACAAGTACCATGATCTCTCTGATACCTTCGTTTCCCCTTGAATCCGTCAATTTAACGGTCGCTTTTGCATCTGATGATATATTTACCATACCAACGTTTATAACGCCTGTAGAGCCGTTTAACGTGCCTGTATAAGCATTTCCATTTATTACAGCAGTAATTGATTGCAAAGTGGCACTGTTTAATGCCTGTGCATTGCTTACGCTGATTTTCAATGTCGAGTTATTCCTGATAATGTACTGATTGTTTTCTGTGATTGCAACTGTTTTAGAGTTTGAATCCTCATATTCAACATTAAATGTAGGATTAGAATTTACAACGTGCGCAATGATTGTACAGCTTAACGTACCTATAACCGCGCTGCCACTATACGTTGTGACCGCAATTTCGCCTGTCATTTCATTACTGTTTGGCATTTGTGCATAAAGATTAGATGCAATCCTGTCTGTATCAAGTGAAATATTATCCGTTACACCTGTTCCAATTGTATAACTGTATGAACCCAATTTCAACACTACTGTATGCGTAAACACGGTTGACTTGCGGTTCATATGCACCACAATAGTATCGCCGATATTAAAGTTTGGAGAATTGTTAGGCCATGTGTTTAAACTTGGCTTTGATGCTCTGCCAATGTCTGGAAGGCTCCAACTTCCAGAACCTTTGCAGTTTACACTCGTAACATAAATTGCACACTCTGCATATGCACTGAATGACTTTGAACCGTTGGTATCATGACCAATTGCAAGCTCTCCAGATGCCACAACCGTACCAGTGTATAACTTAATTCTTGTGTTTGACTGATAAACTGTAGTCCCATTTACAACGCATTTAAAAGGCCCTGCCATGTACCAGTAGTCAGACTTAATTCCTGCACCCTTCAAAGTCCATGTGATAACAGACTGATTGTTGACGATGTTTTGGTTTTTCAACATCCAGTCGAACTGTAGGCACGCGCCATCATATGCTGCTGTTTTGAATGTTCCTGATGTTGCCATATTATATTCCTACTATACCGATGCCGTCATTTGTAACGGTCTCGCCATCCTTTACCGTTATCGGAATAAACCTTGCCTTGTTACATAACGTGATCTCTTCCTCAATAACAGATTTTTTCTGATGAAACTCATCACCTGAAACCCAGAATGTTTTAGCCCCTGTGCGATCATATCCTGCGAAACCAACTGAATTATTGACGACCAAATATGAACCGTCAAGTCCATACATGATTAGTCCGTTTTTGTCAAGCTTTGCAATCAGATTGTTTGCTTCATCGTATACCTTAATCTGTCCGTTCTGGTTAAGGTTAGAACCAAGCTTCAATGTTCCCCCTTTGATCATGTCAGCAACTAAATTTATAACGTTGATATGTTGCATATTCAACACATTGTCGATAGTCCAAGCACTCTCGAATGTTCCATTGATGCCAGTGCTTGAGAACCCAATACCGCAACTACTTATCATGATAACGTGGTGCGCTTCTTCTTTCGGTAATGCATCAACAACAAGAATCTTGTCTCCTTCATACACAATATACGAACTGCCAAGCATTCCGAGTATTGATTCCTGCGCCTGCTGAATTGCATCTGAGAATACAACCTGTAAGTTCTCATTGTTTTGTTCCACGCTCTGTTGAATTGTTGAGCTTACTGTTCCCATAAGACCAGATACTTTCTGCTTAAAATTTCCAAATTCAAGCTCCGTATACTTACCTAAAATGCAATCATAGTCATACGAAATAACATGCGTTGTAATATCAACGCCCATTGGTTCGTCAATGACTTCGATTGTATCGCCTATATCAGTCAGCTTTTCAACGTTTGCTTTTAAGGTGTAATTCACTTTTGGCGTGCAATTTTCATTAAGGTATGCCTGCCCCTGCTTTCTCAAATCCTCAACCAGTGCGTTATTGTATGCCACTTCATCAAGATTGCCGTCAACATCTTTGTAAAGGTCTTGGTCAATATTTTGGTTGAAAGATACGACTTTTGTAAATGGAATGTCATATTGCGTCTTGCTGTAAAGATAGACTTCATTTAACATCAATCCGTCTTTTCCAACTGGCATGAGTTTTGTCACAACATTATCCCAGTTTGCCGTGCATGTCATTTCCTTCAGATTCTTTTTGTATCGTACAGTCACACCGTTATCACGTCCAATCGTGCTCATGATTCCGAATCTGTAATTGTCACGCACAAAGTGTCCACCCCAACGCTCTAGAACCGTGCTAAAAGCGTCATACAGCGATGTTCTAACACATCTATATGAATCTACCATGGCAATATCAGAATACGTCTGAAATGGGCTAGGATCGTCCGTAGCCCTGTTCAGATGATCCATTGCATCATTGCAATTTTTGTCTACAACATAACTGTCTGCAATAACATAGTTTTCTGCATCATATGAGATATGCGCTGCTTTAATTGTGATCTTGTGTTTTGTTTTCTCTGGATTCTTAATACGGAAAGCCTGTGCTCCCTGTGGAGTATCCGCAACGATGATTCTATTTGCTGTCAGAATGTCAACATATGATATGTCTGCCTCAATATTCAGATAGAATTCTCCGTTGTCCTCTTTATGTACTTTTGCCTTGAATGGTCGGATAACCGCATCACCATTTGATGTAAATATTTTATCTGTAGGAGAAAATACTCTGATCATTTAGCCCCTCCTTTCTTAGCATGTTATTATGCCGTTCTCTTCCACATGTATACGGCAAGATATGGTGGCATATTGCTATGTTTGTTCCCTGTGCCTGCGTCTCCAGTTGCGTTGCCATCTTCGTTTTTAGTTGCCTTTATGTTAGGCACGATATTAGAATATTCCTCATTAATTAAAGGCTTAGCACCCATGTTAGTTCTTAGATGAACAGCGTTTTTGTTAACAACCAAAGCATAGTCGTTTGTATCATGATGATGCTCAGGCATTTCGTCAATGGTTAATTGATGATAGTATTGACCACCTGTTTCACCGCCTGCAAAGTCTGGATCTCCACGTCCAAGATCGCCATATTCTCCATTAGAGTTTGCCTCCGTATTTGTTCCCGCACCAATTAGGAAACGTCCTTTCAGCCTTTCCCACGTACCGCCAAACAGTATTGATGGTTCAGTACTATTTACGCTCATATAGATAGAGCCAATTGGGTAAGTCCTGTCAAGTAGATCTTCAATGCTTCCAGTTTTACCATTCTTTACAGAAAAGTTTGATGTTGTTCCATCATTATATGTAATCGTGTATGTATCTAATAATCCAATTGTTGATGTCTTTGCAATTGATATAATGCCTTTTCCGTTGCTTACATTAAAAGTTTTCTTAGTTCCATCTGTAAGTGATATTTCATAAGTATCAGTCAGCCCGCTTGTACTAGTTTTTTTGATTCCCTCGATGCTCTGCCCTTTCTGACCTTTAAGCATCAATATTTTTACGATTGGTTTTAATAAATATCCGCTCATTTTATCACATCACCTTCTATCCTTCAGTGCTTCTTTTTAATTTTCTAATCGCATTAATTCTTCGTACTGAGATTGCGTAATTCTTTTGCCTAATAGATACACATCTAATAGGTTTTTATTCTCCTCAGTCAATCCTTCACGTCGAATCTTATTTTTCATTAGTCTGTAAATCATATTTATTCCTCCATTAATTGTTCAATTAAAATTGAATTATATTCACATTTCAAATATGCTTCTTCAAGTAATTTTTCTTTATTGATAGGTTCAAAATCTTCTTTTGATAACCCTAGTTTTTCCATCATTTTATTTTGTAAGTCTGTCATTATGATGTCACCTCTTTCAGTGATACAACATACTGAATATCGCTTGAAGCTGCAAGTTGGTAGCCGTCTCCGTTTGTATTTTTGAAAGTTAGAGAACCCCCACCCTCAACATTAAAAGGTTCTTGGAACGTATCTCCGATAATGTCTGAGATGTCTGTAATAACTGCAGTTTCTAATTTATAGTACAAGTAGACACCTTGTAAGGACTTCTTAAATGTTTCTGCGTCCGTGAATGATGAATCGTTTATCTGAATTGACTGCGATAACTGCGATATTGTCTTGCCTGTTCCTTTGTAAGCGTCTTGCCATGGTGTATTGGGATATTTACTACATAATAGGTTATTTGTCTGCTTATATGCTCCTTCATTACGTTTAATGCCTTGTGGCAATGGGCTTCTAAAACCGTATATGTCATTATTATCACCATAAGGAGTGTGAACGAAAGCCAACGTACTTAAATCAACCCTTCCAACACGCTTGACAAACTTTTTGTTCTCATAGTCTACATAATTGTATACATTGTTAACTCCCCAACCATAGCCCTCAAGGTTCTGAATTGCTTGTGGGATTGGATATGCTGCTTCTTTGTATGGGACGTATGCAGTATTAGTTGTTCCCTTTTCAATTTGGAAATTCTCGAACGCTCCGCTTATACCACTGTTTCGAATTTCAAAATATATTATTTTAGCATTGTTTGTCGGTACATTAAAATATAGTTTACTCTTTTTACCTACTAGAAAGTCTTGAGTATTAGTAGGTCTTATGGGATTATCGCCATTCATTAAGACGGCGACCATAGGGCTTGAAATAAGTTTATTTGACGGCGTTACATCAAAAGAGACTACATAATCATCATTTAAAACAAACGGATTAAAACTAATACAGAAGTACCCATTCGTGTAACTCATGCCATTGTCTGCCTGTCCAATCTTTGATTGTGTTACTGTAACACTGTTTGAAGGTTCAATAGAATTTATTGATGTGCCGTAAGAATTTGTTAAACTTGGATTATAGCCTTTACCAAAAGAACTGCACGAAAAGTTTTTACACGTTAATATATTCTTGCCAACCTCTACAACATTATTTACGCTCATACTCATTAATTCGCCCTCATTATAAGGGTAATAGTCCTCGGGAAACATTGCTTCAAATTCTTCAGTAGTTGAAGGCTCATTACCTGCACCAAACATCTGCGTTAAATCATATACTTGTGGAACTACCTTTAAGTCGTTAGCAGTATTACCTTTAATAACGTATAGTGGTACAAAATAAGCATAGCCACTCTTTAAAGCCTTATTAATTGCTCCTTTGCCAAAATCTGTTTTAAAGGTCGAATCATCAAATATTCCCGTACCTGTTACATATGATTTGTAAGTTACATTGCTTCCAACTGTCGTAAGTGAACGATTTAAATATACATGTCCTTCTTTTGCGCTGTATCTTGTGCTTATATATGCTACTCCTGTGGAAGTTCCATTTGCAGTATATGTTCCATCATTATTATTAGTAAACGTAACTCCTTCATAAGTTGCACTATTTATAGTTTTATAATCGAATAGTTGGTTCATAACAATCGTTCTTCCCCCGATTGTATTTACTGCACCTAACTTAGCACCACTCGGAACTTCCTTTTGATAAGCTTTTTCTGAATCAGTTTCAAATCTATAAGAGATCCCATTATTTAAAGCCCATAATGCCGACAAACTGCGTTTAGTTTTCGCATCTTCTTTTGAGTTTGCAACTAAATCTTCCTTTAGTCTACTGATATCATCTGTGGATACTTGCAAATTATCGGCGTATTCCTTTGCTTTATTTTCCGAAGTTTTCGCATTTACTGCACTTGCTTCAACTTCTTTCGCACTGTTAGATGCATTTGTTTCTGATGATTTTGCATTCATCTCACATTCTTTTGCTTTTGTAGCTGATGCACTTGCTTCTGTAGCCTTAGATGTTGCGGTATCTGCACTTGTACTTGCACTAGTTGCACTTTCGCTTGCAGAAATTGATGCTTGGCTTGCACTCTGTGCTGATGCACTTGCACTTGTACTAGCATTAGTTGCGATCTTACTTGCACTGGTTGCAGACGCTTCTAGTTTGCGGACATTTTCAAACTCTTTACCGAGAATTGCTGTAGTCTCAAGTGTTTCGCCATTATCAAGAGTAAACAGTAGTGAGTAGTCGTCACGCAGTTCAACAGACTGGATTCCAGTTCCTTGTTCGCCTTTTTCGCCACGGATTGGCGGTGTATTGAAATGCATCCCATTTTCTATTGTTATAGTTAAAGTATAATCATCATTCATCTGAATATTTGAAATACTGTACCCTGTATCGCCTTTTTCGCCTTTCAGCATCAATGTTTTCACTCTATAATATCTGCTTATCTTGTTACGTCACTTTCTATCTTTAAAACTCCATTGAGAATAGTAAATACATCACCATTAAGTTCGATTTGCAGGTCATAATAATACATTCCTGTTTCAAGATTTTTGGTGTCCTCTGGTGCAATACGAACAATGTAATACAGCTTTGTGCCGTCCTGCTTTGAAAAGTTGATTCCCTTTTCTAGCTCCTTATGAATCACTACATCATCATCATCATAATTCATTTTGCATGTAAAATCTGCCTTTTCTAATTTTTGCGGTGCTTCGTCAAACTCAACTTCAAAAGCAAAGCTCAACGTGTCACCTCTAATCAATTCAAAATTTGTTTTCATTATATCCACCTCGAATGTTTTTCAAACGCAATATATGTCAATGCTCCATCCCATGACACGGAATTAGCCCCAACTTTGAGAATAAACTTGTCATAATCACCGACAACGTATCGGTTCATCAATACATCATCATTGTACGCCTCAAGCCTTCCTGTGTCTATCGTGATGGAATTTGTCGTACTCAAATCAATACGGAACAACTGCACGCCATTCAACGACAGATTGATAATCCCTGTTCCTTTAATATGAATAATCGGCTTGGAAACATAATTGCCGTTATTTCTCACTGTGATAGCACTTGTCGGATTGCTGAACGCTTTCAGTTTCTCGATATTGCTGTATTTGAATGGCTGTACATGATACGTGATCTCAGCCGTTCTGAATCTCATAAGGCGCTCATAATCAATCGTATCTAGAATATCGTACAAGTAGTATTTTTCTGGCTCATTTGAAAATGTTACCGTTCCGCTTGAATTGAAAAACGTAATAATATCATCAATATCATAATCGCCGAACAGACCGATTTTCATTTTTTTGTCATAAGCCGAATATCCAAGCCTTGTGATCATATCACCGTCACGACCATCTATCTGCTCAATGCTTGTACGCATCAAAGGCTTTGTGATAGGTGGCAATTCCTGTATCAGCAATCCTTTTAAATATCGACTGTCTTTTCTATTTTGAATAACGTAATTCCTCATATTTCCACCGCCTTAAGTATAAATCAGTTTTGTTACCGTTTTATCAACGAAATGTCCCATTTCTTCATCGTCCATTTCGATTTTGACCTGTGATAGTGCATCCTTGAATGCTTCAACCATGTTGTTATAGTTTCCACCACTTGCAGAAACGCCACCGTTCACATTGAATGCGTCAGACATTCCACTTGCCAATGCTTCTGTCTGGCTGATAAGTTCTGGGCTTGCCTTTCTTAAAGAATCACTCAATCCCTCGACCATGTCAGGCATCCAGCTTTCATACTCAGTAAGAGGTCCTTCGTCAGGTCTTGAGAAATGAAGGAAAGACTTGATTTTTTTTGCAAGATCGCTGACTGCACTTGTGACTTTATGAATCGCACTTCTGATACCGTTTGCGATACCCTGAACCATATCAACACCCCAATTATACAACTGACCTGGAAGGCTTCTGATTTTCCCGATGATGTTATTTACAAGTCCAGATGCTGCATTTGCGCCTGCTTGTGCCAACTGTCTCGCAAAGTTCCATGCGTTATTCAATGTATTTGACAGCCAATTCCATACAGCAGACGGAAGGCCACGGATAAATGATACAACCCTATCAACAAAATTAGAACCTGCTTCAGAAGCCCTAGAAACCATGTTAGAAGCCCAACTCTGTACGTTGCTTATAACATTACCAAGGAATGCTCCAATACGTCCAGGAAGTGCCTGAAACCACGATATAAGGTTGTCTATGAATCCACCAACTGCCGTGATTGCATTTCCGACCGTGTCCTTGAATGCATTCCACACGTTTATAACGGCATTGCGGAATCCTTCGTTTGTGTTCCACAATGTGACGATTGTTGCTATTAGTCCTGCAAGCAACGTTGCAACGAGCATAATCGGATTGGCATTCATCACACCATTAAGCAATGCCTGTGCAACAGATGCGCCCTCATTAGCAACCTGAAATGCTTTAACTGCTCCAACCACGCCGTTAATCATGCTTGCTACCTTCCACGTCATCATTGCTGTAGCGATTCCTGCAACAAGTGAAATGATTGTATCGCCATTGTCCATAATAAATTCGAATAAATCACCAACGCCTGAAATAATATCATCAATAACAGAAACTACAGAATCAATATCCATATTGTCGATTGCATTTGTGATGTTTGGAATCCATTCATCAGAGGCTTTTTTAAGAATCGGCTTTAATGCTTCACCGAGTTTTGAATTGATTGTATCACTCAATGTAGAAAGTCTACCGTCCAAAGTCTGAGACTGTGAATCCATTGACTTAAAGTATTTACCGCCTTCAGAAGTTGACCTCTTCATCGACTCCGTGATCTCATTAACTGACATTTTACCTTTTGATATTCTGTCATAAAGGCTTGACATGCTTTCTCCAGTATGTTCTGAGATTTCCTGTAACGGGTTGAATCCTGCATCAATCATCATGTTGATATCTTCAAGCGATACTTTCTGCGCTGAACTCATTTTCCCGTATGCTCTCGAAATGCTGTCCAGCTTGTCAGCATTTCCCTGTGAGATATCGCCAAGCATCATCATGCTGTCAACCGCATCATCAGCACTAAAACCATAGCTCATCAGCAAAGATGCTGCATCTGCCAACTGTGGCATATCAAATGGAGTTTTTGCTCCAATATCAGCAAGCTTTTTGACTGTCTCGCTCGCCTTGTCTGCTGAACCTGTCATGACCGTAAACGATGTAGTGTAATACTCCATAGACTTCTGATAGTCAACCGCACCACCTACAAGATTCTTGAATCCATCAACAACCTTGCTGATTGCCTGTGAAGCAAGATTAGCCATCGTACCCTTTAGTACTGTGAAACTATCATTAAGGTTTTTTGATGCACCGTCAGCATCACCCATATTTTTTGAAAGATCATCAACCTGTTTTGCACTACCATCAGATTCTTTGCCGAGATTGTCAATCTCTTTTGTGGTCTTGATAACGTCAGCTTTTGCATTGTTCATCTGCACTGCAAGCTGTGATAGTGATTTCTTGTTATTGTCCTGAGCCGTTGTGCTTTCGTCATACTGTTTTTGAAGTTCATCAACTACCCTTTTCTGTTCTTCATATTCTTTGGTATTTTTTCCAGACTGTGCTTCGATGCTTGCGAGCTTTCCTTTTGCATTTTCTAACTTTTCCCCTAATTGTGTATGCTCGTCTGCTGACTGCTTAACAGCATTCTGATACTGTTTGTACTGGTCAGACACTAACTTTAGCTTTGATTTCTGTTCTTCAAGTCTCTTATTCAGCACGTCACTCTTAGCTGTCAACGCATCGGTGCTTGTGTCGTTCTTATCATACGTACTTGTTACAATCTTCATTTCTGATGATACTTCACGCAAGTTCTGTGTAATCTGTTTCAATGCTCGTCTGTATTCGCTCTCGCCTTGTAGCTTGATTGTTCCACCTAATGCCATGCACTCACCCCCTTAGAACCAGTCGTTTTCATGCTGTGATTTTTCGTATGCTTTTGCGTATGTTGTTCCTGTCTTTTCAAGCATCAGCTCAAAATCAAAATCGTTTTTGTAATGCTTGTAATACAGGTTGAAAGTTGTAAGCGTAAGTCTCCCGACTTCATGGAATGTAAACCCAAGTTTTTTTCTGCCAATGAAATAAAACCATGTAAAGTCTATTGGCTCTGGTTCATCCACTTCATCGGGGATTATGCGTTTTTTTCAGCACTCTGCGTGCTGTCAACAACAACGCCATTCATCAACTGTGCAGATGATTGCAAGCCAATTTCCGTGATCATTCTGCCAACCTGCTTGTTAGTAAGCATTTTTTCACTTGTGCCATTTTCCTCGTTGTCGATATCAATGCCCTCATTCAGCATTGCCGTGATTCCAAAGATAACAGCCTTTGCGTTTGGCTCACCATTGTTTTTCGCACCATCAGTGAGTTTGCCCCAGTTTTCAAGTGTTCTGTACTTATCTTGAATAACTTCCATCACGTTCAGATTGAAAACTAGCTTGTATTTCTTGCCTTTGTATTCAAGTGTCTTTGATACTTCCTTCATGTTTACCCTCCTAAAAAAATAAGACAGGGGACGAACCCTGTCTTTAATATGCTTTCTAGACTTAAGCCTTTGCCATCAGTCCTTCAAGATATGTGACAGCTTCAGTCTTTGTATCAAACGTCTTCGACTTTGACCATGTGCCATCAGCCAATGTTGCAACAGTTCCTGCAAGTTCAGTTGTGCTGAATGATACGCTTTCGCCCTTTGTAGAATCATCCTGTGACGGTTCCGAGAACTTAACCTTGCACAGGAATTCTACCGTGTACTTGTAAGCTCCGTTCACCATCTTTGTAACGATTCTTCCGAAACCTACATATGGCGCAACATCGTTTGCATTTCTGACAAGTTCCTTCCCATCATCAGCCACTGTATGCCCCAGAAGGTCTGCCATTGTCTGCACATCTTCGTTGTCGATTCCTGCTGTAACAGAACCCTTCTGGAAAGATGTATCGCTCTCTGCCAATGCATCATCTGCATATAAAGATGCATCATTGTTAGAAATATCTACCTTGCATGAAATAGCTTTGGCTGGCTTTTTCGCGCCATCATAAGTTGCTTTGCCTTCTCCCGATTCCGTAAGTTTTGAATATCGGAAGTTATTTAACCCAATTTTAGCCATTATTCGCTCCTTTCGATTGAAAAACATAATGTCTTGTGGTAATACTTCGTATCGTCCTCGTACATATCTTCGGATGAACGGTCAGGCTCCCACATAAACCCGACACTCGTAAGCAATCCTTTTAATGCCTTGATAATCGGCTTGTAATTGCCTTTTGAGTAAATATCAAAGTCATAATATTCAACATAGTTCAGCAGTTCATCATCACCATGTAACACGCTGTCCGCATCTGTCATTGTGTAAGTGATGTATGTTTCCGAACGTCCATTGTATCGCAAAAACTTGACTGGAATTTTTTTGCCGTTGACCGTGAAGTCACTCAATGTTTTTTCAATGAGGTTATTCATCTAACAGTCCCCCGCTCAAATTCTTCTGTGCTTCTTCCATTGCTTTCATAATCTGTGACTTTTTGAAAGACTTTCGGAAAAAAGGATGCTTTGGATATTTCCTTTTATCACTGCCATACTCGAACATATTGGCAACAAGTGGTGCAGGAGTTTTCTTGCCTTTCTTGTTTTTGAAATATCCAGTGATCATTACTTTCGTATTGATACCATCATCTGATGGAGTTTTATACACACGTGACAGCTTCACGTTTTTTATGAAGCCTGAACTTTTCAGCGCCTCTGGAAGTGCCGAAATAGCATTCTTGTAAACAATCTCTGCGCCTGCTTGTGTCATGCCACCAAAGATGTGATCAAACTGCTTGTCGATATAAGATATATCCTTCAGTGCACTGTCGTCAATATCAAAAACAATCTTTGCCATCAGTGAGTCACTTCCTTTGCTACATATTTAAAATGATAGCCCTTTGTATGTTCCCTCACGCCCATTGCAACGAAAGAAACATTGCCTTGAGACAAGTTCATCTTTCTAGCCGCATCTGATGCGCTCTTGAATGTTTCTCCATTTTCAATACAAATTACTTGTTTACATAAACTGCAATCTTTATGAGAAGCACTCATTTTTGCTTTTGTATAATCAGAAGCGTGTCGCCCATACATAGGATTCTTGTTTCCTTTTCTCAGACTATTCAATTTTTCCTTTGTTTCGGCTGAATGATGCTTACCCTTCCACGGCGGTTTTTCTTTTGTTCTTCCCTTTAACGAGTTGCTTATTTTTTCCTTCGTTTTTTCAGATACAGTTCCAGTAGAATTACCACCATTAGCAATATTGTAGCCAAACGCTTTTTGATTGCTTTTATACTTTGCAATTAGTTCTATTTCTTTGTTTTCCGCTTCTTCTTTCGATAGCCCAGAAAACAAAATTTCGTGTTTAACGTTTACCCATTTATATTTTTTAATTGCATTGTACACATACGGTTGCCGTCTGTACCCGATTCCATTTCTCCATCTTCTTTCCGGCTTTTGGTCTGTTATTCCAATGTAAATTTTGCCGTTTGGAAATGTATGTTTATATACAAAATATAGCATTATTTCGAAATTTCCTTTGCCTGAATCTCTAGTTCTACGCTGTTTTCATCAACGTTGTTCAGATACTCAATCGTATATGTCTTGCCGTGGAACTCAATCAGCATATCCCTTGTAATTTCTGTTTTCGGATAACGAATTGTGAAGTTGGTGTATGCTTTTTCAAAATCAGAATTGTTTGCAATCAGCGTAAATCCTTTTGTGGTTCTAACGTATGCATACGGCTGTAGAATCACCTTTTTCTGTTCTGTCTGAAAGCCATCATCATCAGTAACAATGACGGTCTTATATATCGTGATACGCTTTGAATACTTCCCTGCATTTAACATGGTTCACACCTCACAACAGATTGACACTATGCATTGCAAGAATGCTCTGCACTGTGTTATTCAAGTCTTTACTGTCAACATACATTGTTCGGTTATCCCACATGTCCTGACAGAGAATAAGCACCACAATCACAAATTCAGGATATTTGTCAACACCAGCATCGTCAAGCCCTGTATAACTTTTGATAAATGAGGTTGCAATGGAAATAAGCATGGTTAATGTATTTATATCGCTGTCTGTTACTTCGTCCAATCTCAAATAATCTGCAACGCTTTCTTCTGTAATATCACTAACTTTATTTACTTCCGTGCTTACTTTCATATTGCTTCACCCCTTTTTATTTGCCTGCTGCCATCACAAGTTTTGCAAGCTTCTGAGTATCTGCAACTTTTGCATCCCACTCTACGAAAGCAAGAATTCCAAGTAGATGTTCTTCTGCATATCTTTCCTGCAACACCTGCATGTTAGCATTTTCTGAAACCTTCACAGCTAAACCAGAGAAGTCGCCATAATAAATGGCTGTCTTTCCTGCAAGCATTTTGTCCATAGCATCAGAACAATAAATATCCTTGCCTAAAAGTGTATATCCCCATTTTGCTGTAAAGTCACGGTTCAATAAATAATCGCCATCATTGTCCTTTAACTTTCTAATTGCATTTCGTGTTTCACGATTCATGATCCATACGGAATTAGCCTGATAGTTGTCGATTACCTTGTCCTGCAAATCAATCAGCTCGTCAGATGTAATCTTTGTAGCTGTGGCAGTTGTACCAGTCATATCTGATGTAATACCTTTTAAACCTTCAACCTTTTCTACTGTGCCGAACAGAATTTCATGTTCGAAATATAGCGCGATTGCCTGTGCCATTTTTGCTTCAACAAATCCCACAATGTCGAAATTAGAATTGTTAATCAAGCTCTTTGAAATTTTAGCAATGCAACGTGCAAGGAATCCACCAAGAGTGATCTGGCTGATAACAACCTTTCCAGATTCTGCTGTAGTTCCTTCATCTGCATACTGCATCACGATAGAACTGTTCTGTGCATCATACTTTGGTAATACTAGATTGCCAGTGATGTTATAGCGGTCTGCCATAGAGAACACAGGTGAGATTTCGATAACCTGTGAAATAATTTCATTCCATACAGTTGTCGGAATAAGTGTTTTTGCATCTGTCGGCATTGTCGGTGTGTCAGTATTCACAATGCCACGAATTGCATTTTCAAATGCTTTGTGATCTTTTTCTGCATTTGTCATTTCAACAGGTGCGCTTGGCACTGGCTTCATGCTCATTTCTGCCATCTGTTCATACATAGCAACAGTTGCATCAATGTCCTTTACCTCTTTTTCAAGGTTTGCAAACTGGTTTTTTTCGTATTCAGACGGTAATCTGTTTTCTGCCTTTGCAGTTGTTAGCAGTTTCTCCATCTGAGCGACTTTTGAATTTCGATTTTCAATGAGTTCTTTTACGTTCATTTATTCAACCCTCCGTTTTTCTTTAATGAACTAATAATATTCTCGTATGCTGAATAGTCAAGCACACGATCCTCAACAGGCTTTTTAGTCTGCTTTGGTCTTTTTAATGCATCTGGCACATGTTTATAGTTTCTAAACAAGTCCGTTGTACATGCTTGTACATCCTTCACACTGTCCAATGCGTTCACATTGAAATAATTTCCGATGTACATATCATCATCAGGATTGCCACAGAACCATGTTTCGTTACCAACCAGTTCTGCAATCTTTTCTGCTGTGATTCCTTCTTTTGCCTTTGCTTCATACATCGGCAACATCGTTCCGCTTTCAATCAGATTTAATGTGTCAATGTCATGCTGTAACTCGTTAGCATTTCCATAAGCATATGTCATTGGCTTGTGGATCATCATTACCGAGTTCTTGTAAATATTGATATCATCTGCAACCATGGCAAGATATGTTGCTGCACTTGCACACAATCCATCAATATATGCATGAATCGTTGCTCCTGTGTTCTGTCTAAATCGCTTTAACATGCTAACCATAGCTGAACTTGCAAACACTGAGCCACCACCTGAATTGATGTAAATATTAAAATCTGTCACGCCGTTCAGACTGTCAAGCTCTGCCTTGAATGTGTTTGTGTCAATTGCTGTTTCTGACTTATTGCCAAACCAGTCAGGCACGTTTTCATCAACGATATCACCATAAATATAAAAATCAGCGCTTGTTTTCGTCAGATTCTTCAGATACTTGTAATTCATCATCTGCCCCCTTTTCAGTTTCTTCTTCTTCATTTCCACCTGTCACCTGTCCAGTGTTCGGCGTGTAATATATTCCTGTGTTGGTGTCATACAATACTGCGCCAAGTCCAACATTGATTACGTCCATGCCCTCAATGTAATTGAGATTTTCCATTCGGCGCAACTCATTGATAGTCATAAGCCCTGTATCTTTTGCAACTTTGTAAGCATCAAATCTTTCTTTGATGGTTGCTTTCACAATTTCCTTTGTATCGAATTCAAAGAAGAAGTTTTCCTTTTCTTTCTCCAACAGCAACGTGCTGTTTAGTGCTGTCTCAAATGCTTTAACAATCGGATAGATTGCTTCCTTGAATGTCAGGTTGAAGTCACTATGAATATGGAATACTCCATTTATTTCATCCTGTAAAGTCTTCTTGCTTTCATTCAACTGCATTTCAACTGAACTATTTGACGACTCCTGAAACTTGATGCCGTTGTTCAAGACCATAACGTTATCGGTATTGTTCGTATATAACCTCTTCCATGCTTCTTTCAGCATGTCGATTTCTTCCTTTCCTAAACGTCTTTCAGCCTGTAGGAAACCTTTTTTGTTACCGCCTGTCTTGACTAATCCAAGCTGATATACCAACGTGCTATAAGCTGTTTCAAGCGCCTTAGATATTTCTTCTGTCAATCCCTTTCCACTTGCGCCGTCTTTTGTATTTCTCAACAGCTTTACCATGTTCCACGGATATATTTTATTTGTGCCAACATAGAACTGTACGAAACGGTTCATCGGGTCGGAATTTGACCACACTGTGACGTTCATATCTGGAATATATTTCAGTGCCGTTACGTTGTTTTGTCTGTCTCTTTGAATAAAACAATATCCCCCCTTACCCAGTAAGTAATCCTCGACCATGGCTTTTTTTGTCTGAAACCCGTCAAGCGTGTTCCCAGTGTCGCCATTAAGCATTCGTACACGGCTGTCTCTCTGCACTTCCTCAACCTTGCCGTTCTTGCACTTGTAAAGCTTCACAGGCATGGATGCAATCGAACCGCTGATAAAGTCAACGGCACCTGATACGGCAGGAAGTGTCAGTGCTTTATCCCTTGTGATTGTCTCATTATTGAGCAATGCGGATAACAGCACATCGTCAAGCTGAACACTTTGATCGTTAAGATTTATTTTGTTCTTGATTCTTTTCTTAAAAAGTGCCACTCTCGTTACCGCCCCTCGTTAGTATTTTCTATTTGAAACATTTTTACACGAATATTTTAGCATAAATGCACGTTTTTATCAATTAAATCATCTGGAATGTGAAGTCACCTTCATTCAGGAAATAATCCTGCTCAAGAAGGTAAATTGCATTGATAAGTGATACAACCATATCAACTTTGCCGTTGCTCTTTTTCTTGCTGACATACATATTTTTGTTGGTATCATAAGCACATTTAGCATTCTGAAAGTTAATCTCTAGCAATTTATTTTCTGTATACTTGAATTTCTGTTTAAGTATTGCTTCTTTCATCCTCTTTGTTGGAGAATGCAGCACGCTTGAATACTGCTTAATCTGAACCGTGTTATGACCCTCATTAGCCAATTTCTGCGCTGTGCTTAATGCATTCCATCTATCATATCCAATCGCCTGTATTTGTACGTTATAACGGCTCTCAAGGCTCAAAATGAACTGCTCAACAAACGCATATGAGATAACTCTGTCACCGCACGCAAATACCTTATCACTATTCAATAATTCATGATAGTTCACACGCTCTGAAATTGTTTTCTCTGTGATCCTGTCTGCTGGAATGAATGCGAAACTTTCTGCAAGAATATTATCATCATCATCTACAGAAACCATGGCAACAGACGTATTATCATTCGATTCTGAAAGGTCAACGCCTAAATATACAACTCTGCCGTTCCAGTCAATGTCAGCCACTTTGCACGCTTGAACATCCTTAACATCAATGAATGTTTCTGTTCCCTGACCTTGATAAATGATATTGCAGTGCTTTGTAACAAAGTTTTCTCGCTCGTTCTCAATGGCAATGGCTCTTGCGCGCTTCTTGACAAGATCATCCCAGATTTCAGGTATTTCCAATGATGCAGGATTCGCCTGCTTCAAAACAAGATTGTCTGTTTCCCAGTCTGATGTTTTGTCAGGTTCATACAACAGTGCAAAAACAGTATCGTCTTTCTCAATACCATCAAGAACCTTCTTGGCATACGCGACCTCGTCCTCGAAAGGATTGTCGATTGTCGGATATTTTGTGCTGATAACGAACCCTAATTTGTTAACAACATTTAGCTGTCCAGAACGCATAGCTTCAACAGGATAACCATTTGGCAATGCTCCAACTTCATCTGCGATAAAAGCATTCGGCATACGTCCGTCCATACGGTTGTTACTGTATGCTAACGGGATCAACGTATTTTCATTCGGCTTGAATTTGATGTAGTCCCTTAACAACTTAAAACGCTTTGTTCCTTTATACTCATATATCAGTGGACTACTTTTGATTGTATCTGAGATTGCCTCTTTTATCTCTCTTGACAATGCACCATCTGGCGCAACTGAAAAGAACTTTGAGAACCTAGGCTCAGTAAGAAATAGAATAATAAAGATTGTTCCGACTGTATATGTCTTGAAATTCTTTCTGCAAATTTCCAACAGCCCTGTCTCATATCTGCGCTTTTTCGGATTGTCACGATATACAGTGCATAGCATGGCTGTATAAATTAGCCACTGATACCCCGTAGCGCACTTATACATAGACTGTCCTGCTTTCAATCCTTTTGGCATAATAAGCAGTTTCAGAATGTTTTCAATCTGCTGAACCTTCTTTTCAGATACAAAGTACTTTGCGTTTTTTCCTGCTGCAATCTTCATCCAGTCTCGCATCTGTTTTTTGACGTATCTCGGTGTGGTTTTCTTTCTGACAGAGTTTTTGCAATATTCATAAGCCTTACTGCTCGTCACTGCCATCATCGTCACCGCCATTTATAAGCTGAAGCAACGGGTCAGTATCACCCTCAGAATTATCATCACTGGAAAATCTCGAAATGATCTTCATCAGTGTACTAACTGTCTTATTTGCACTGTCAGTTGTTCGGTTATAATCCTGAATGGCTGGATGTGAATATACGTTTTTTCTTCCTTTTACATATTCTTTCGTAACCAGTACGCCGTCATTTTTGATTGACGATTCAAGCTCGTTTAATATTTTCAACTGTACCATGTATCGCCTGAATGTCGTAATGAAGAAGAAGTTTTTATCAACTCCAAACGCTTCTGCTTTCTGTAATATTTCTTCCGCCTGTTCATTTACTGTTTTTCGCATAATTCTCTCACCGCCTTCAATGCACTTTTGATTGTATCTTCCATATCGTAATATTTATACTCTGCAAGCCTTCCAACTGTGATCAATCCATCACGTTCTGCAAGCTCTTTGTATTTCTGATACAGTGCTTTGTTCTTTTCATTCTCAATCGGATAGTATCGCTCTTTCCCGATATCCCATTTCTGCGGATATTCCTTTGTGATAATGGTTGTTGGTGTTTTCACTCCTACGAAATGCTTGTGTTCAATAACTCTAGTATACGGCACGTTTGCATCAGTGTAATTTACAACAGCATTGCCCTGATAATTTTCTTCTCTGCATTCCCACATTTCAAATTTTAGACTTCGATATTCCAACGTACCATAACAGTAATTGTAATATTCGTCAATAGCACCTGTCAGAACTACGTTTTTTGCCCTTTTTAGCCACTCTTTACTTGAGCTTGAACATTTATACCCTATCACAACTTCAACGCCTTCTAGTAGCCTTTCTACTGCCTTAGAATAACCATCAACTGGAATGCCTTGGTACTTTGCATTGAAATAATTATTGTTGTATGTGAAACGCAACGGAATACGCCTGATAATACTTTTGTCAAGTTCCTTGCATGGCTTGCCCCACTGCTTTTCGGTGTATCCTTTTATCAATTTATCATAAATATCAGTGCCTACAAGATTTAGAACATATTCTTCGAGATTCTTCGGATTTTCGCACGGTATTCTCTGTTCCTCAATCTTTCTTTTTGCTTCTTCAGGTGTTACAACTCCCCACAGTTTAGAGAATGTGTTCATGTTAAACGGAAGGTTATATATTTCGCCTTTATAATTTGCAATCGGTTCATTGATGAAATTGTTAAAACTAGCGAAACGGTTAACATAAGCCCATATATCAATATCATTAGTTCTAAATATATGAGGGCCGCATAGATGCACATTTATTCCGCTGATTTCTCTGTCTCTAATATTTCCACCAACACTGTCACGTTCTTCCAGAATAACGCATTTATAGCCCTTGTCCGTCAATTCTCTGGCAATCACTGAACCACTAAGCCCCGCACCTATAATCAGATAGTCAATATCTTTCATGCTTGCACCACCTTTCAGACAGAAGTTTCGGCACGGCATTATTCCAACTGATTTCGTGATGAATCCTGAAGTCCGTAATTCCCATGGCTGAAACCTTTACAAATGAAGGGCAACACATAACACTGTAAAACGATTTTCTATATGTTCCATTCTTTTTATAAATATCAGTCATTCCACCAGCATCACGCTGAGTTGCATGAGTATTCACCTGCAAGCTCGAAATGCTATAGAACAGCTTTCCTCGTGAACCATACAAAACGCATGATGTTATATCATCATTCATACGCATGACAAATTTTACTTTGTCTTTTGCTTTTAAGAAAAACGATCCCATTGTTTTTCTGAACATTCCTGCTTGAAACTTGTCATTAACAACACCACCAATGCAATCACTTGATAATGAGAATGATAAAGCAGTCAACGGCGTTGATAAAAATAAATCAAGGCACGCATCGAATACAGTATCAAGGTCAGTGATCATCATACTTTGTAATTTATCATCATTTGCATATTTGATTGAGATTCCAGAAAAATCATCATCAAGCTGTAGGTGGCATTCATAACCAAGACGTTCTGCTTCATCTTGAATAAAGTTTCTCGCAAATACGCCAACCCTTCTATCTGTGTCCATATCGCCAAAGTCGATTTTGCTTACATAGTCTCGCTTATCAAATTGAATGATGTGATCTCCAAACTCATTTCTGTACAGTTCTTCTTGATCATCCTCATTGTCTATAACAACATACCAATCGCCTGTATAATGAAAAAGTTTCAACATATTAACTGTCTTGATATTGTTCGCTCTGCCATGCGAAAGAATAAATACAGCAAAGTTTTTATTCCGCATCGTTTTCACCGTCCCTACCTTCAGCAATTAAGTCCTGTACCACCTTTGTAAGTTTTACGTATCCGTTTGCGATTGCATCATCAATGTCAATAATGACAAGTGCTGATTTCTCCATAAGAATCTGCATTTCTTCAGAAGCATTGGAATAATATTCTGCAATCTTTGAATAATTGAATTTAAGATGTCTGTAAGCCCCCTTGATAAGAAAATTCTTCTGATCTTCAGAAACATTAGATGCCTTGATTTCCTTGATTAACTCGTTTGTTTTCTCATCGTCAATCAATTCCATAATATCGACAAAATCGCCTGTCGGTTCGTACTGTGGAATGTGTTTCTTCTGGCTGTAAGGATTTTCTTCGTCTGGAAGCTCAACGTCCATAGTATCATCATCCTTGAAAAGATCATCACCGAACTGAGTCATATCCATCATGATGTCGCTCAGTTCTTCAGCAAGTTTAGTGTTATCCCATGTACTATACTCAGACACCTTATTATCTGCAATCCTGAATGCCTTTATTTGATCTTCTGTAAGGTCGTCAGCCACAATACAAGGGACCTCATCAATGCCTAGCTTCTTACATGCTTTAAGTCTTGTATGACCTGTGATCAATACGCCGTCACCACTCACAACGCATGGAACTTTGAACCCGAACTCTCTGATTGAATTTGCTACTGCATCCACTGCATCATCATTGTTTCTCGGATTATTCTCATACGGAATTAAGTCCTTTAACTTCTTGTAAACGATGTTCATTTTTTTATTTTCCATTTTTATTTTTTCCTTTCTTATAGCCTGCTAATGTTCCACGTGGAACATTTTTTTGATTTT